GTTTAAATACTTCAGATACATTTTTCGTTGCCTCATATACTGCTGCAACAGGAGCATTAACAGTTTCTGCTACTAATGGTGGTTCTGCTGTTGATATTACAGATACTGGAACTGCTGCTTCTCCAAACGTATTTCAGATAGCTTATGGTGCTCATGAGAGTGTTTCTCAGGTTAGAGAATGGACCTTTGAGATTACTAGAGACGAAATTGATGTAACAACTATTGGAGGAACACCAGGACAGTTTGTTCCTTTTAAAAAGTTTATATCAGGTTTTGGTGATGGCTCTGGCTCTGCAACTGTTTATATGACAGATGAAGATACGACTCTTGCTAACAGAATGATTAAGGACGTTTTACAGAGACAACAAGTGGGTGCTTCATTTAAGCTTTATATAGATCAGGTGTTTTCTGGTGGCACTGTTAGCGACACATTAAGTCGTTTTATCAGCTTTGATGCTACATTAACATCTGCTGGATTCAGCGTTAACCCTGACGATCCACAGTCGGTAAATGTAGAGTTCAGACCTTCTGCACAGCCTACATTTGATTTGTCCAAATCATAATTAAACAGACGTTTGATTGATTCTAATGTAGTATAGTAATAGATATTTTTAATTTATGGCATCAAACAAGACCATGCGAGCGATTGATCGTTTGCGTAAAGCTGCAAACCTTGAAGCAGTAAGAAAAGAAGTAACATTATCTGATGGAACGGTCTTTGAGATGTGGGTGACACCTCTAACTCTTGCTGAAAGAGAAAGAGCATTGAGAATGGCTAAGACTGATGACACAAATGAGTTTGCTTTACGTTTGTTGTTAACAAAGGCACAAGACGAAAGTGGTGAAAAATTATTTCAGTTAGGTGAAATTGACGTATTGAAAAACGAGATAAGAGATTCTGATTTACAAAGATTAATGTTATGTGTCATACAAGAGGAAGAAGAGCCTATTGACCCAAAAGACTAAGTGCTGAACTGCGAAAAGACGGTTTAATGCTATTGCAGTTTGGTATAGCAAAAGAGTTAGGCATGAGTTTATCCGATGTCAGAAAAATGACTCTTGAAGAAGTATTAGGTTGGAGCGCATATTTTCAAATACTGAATGAGGATCAAGAGAAAGAAATTGAAAAAATAAAAAGACGTAGGTAAATATCATATTTTGCTTTAATATATAGACAACAGTATGCAATAACTTTGTGGCTAATTACGATGCACTGATAAATTTAAAAATAGTTGGAAACGGTTTAAGCCAGTTAAAAGAAGTAGAACAAACTTTAAATAAAATAAATGGACGTACAGCTAGTGGGCGTTCAACTCGCTCAAGGACAGCCACTAACAGAGCAATAAAACAACAAGTTACAGCAGAAAAGCAAGTAACCGATGAAATACTTAGAAGAAGAAGGGCTTTTGCTTCCTTAAACAGGGTGAAGGATGGGAATGATCCTGTAAGTAAATCAATCAGAAGAAACAGAGAAAGACAGGATAAATTACGGAGGGCTAACCTGTCGGATAATGTAAATGCACGGTTTTTAAAAGGTCAAAAATCTGAAGCAAGGGTAAATATACAGAATGAACTTAATAAAAGAAAAAAAGAAGAAAATGCTTTACAGAAAAAATTGCAGGAGATGGAGAAAAAAAGTGACCGTCTAGCTAAACAGAGAATTATTGATAGAAAAAGAACAAGAAGTCTGGGAAAAGATATAGTCGATTTAACCACTAAAGAAGTTCAGGATAGAGCTAAAGCAAGACAGCTAGAGGCTAAATCTAGGGTTCCCAGAGGACCATTTAGTAGTATATCTGACGGAAGGTCGCGTGACGCACAGGGGAAACGAACATTTTTAAATAATCGTTTTGCTGGTTTTATGGGCAGGAGATTCGGTACAACACGAGGATTTGATACTCAAAGTGCGTTAATTAGTGGTGCGTTTCCTCTGTTATTTGGGCAAGGTCCAATAGGTGCTGCTGCTGGTGCATTAGGCGGAGGTATCGGTGGAATGTTCGGACAGATGGGCGGTTTTGCTGGAGGTATTGCTGCAACTGCTGTAGTCCAACAGATCCAAGCACTCGCTGATGGTGCTAGGAAATTAGGAGAAGCTGTAAGAACTACATCAGGCACTTTTGATCTTATGACGCAAAGATCACTGTTTAGTTCTGAAGCTGTTGAAGCACAGGCACGATCTTTAGAAAAACAGGGTAAGCAAACTCAATTAGCTTCCTTACTTACTGACGAATTGAACAAAGTACTGGGAGTTGGAAGTGTCGGTAAGTTAAAAGAGTTAGGGCTTAGATCCCGTGAAATGAACAGAGAATTTGGTATTTTATCAACTCAGTTACAACTATTTATTGCAGGACCACTTACTGCTTTTTTAAAGGAAATAAACAAAGTTTTAGGTAGGAATAATATTATAGGTGTTATAGATTCCAATTTAAAAAGAGTAAGAAAAGAGCTTGGTCCTGAAGAGGCAGATAAACGTCTTCTAGAAATATCTCAATTTATGACACCTAGAGAGAGGATTGGTAATCCTTTTAGGATAGGAGGATTAAGTGCTTTACCTGGTCTTAAATCTGGAGCAGTGGGTGGTGTCGGTTTTGCTGATAGTATTAGACAGGGTATTAATATTGGAGGTGTTAAAGAGATTAAGAGACTTCTTGAAATAAGTCAGATATCGAGTAGAGGTCTATCGTCAGAGCAAATAGGATCATCACCTTTAGATGGTTTTAATAATATCCGTCCTACTAAAGTAAGTAAACTTGAGGAATTGAAAGCAGAAACAGAACTTCTTCAAAAATCTTTACAAATAGGAAGTAAAGCTGCTTTACAACAGAAAGAAGCAAAAGAAATATTTGTAGAGCAAAATAAACTTAAAAAAGATAATTTATCTTTAACTGAAGCTGATATTTTAAAACAAATTAAGCAACGTGATGCTCTTACAGAACAGTTAAATCTACAGCAACAAATAAAAGACTTATTATCAACAGGAATGACTGATGCTGTGATGGGATTGATAGAAGGAACAAAAACATTAAGTGAATCATTATCAGGAATAGCTAGACAATTAGCTTCATTGTTCTTAAACAGAGCGTTTAGTGCTATGTTTGGTGGAATATTTCAAGCAGAGGGCGGTTACAACAGAGCAGGTAGTTTTAAAGCTTTTCAATATGGTGGAGTCGTCAGTTCTCCTACTCTTGGAATGATTGGCGAAGGTGGTGAACCAGAATACGTTATTCCGTCCTCCAAGATGGATGGAGCAATGGCTAGGTATTCCGCAGGTGCCAGAGGTGGTGCTGTTATCCCAGGAGGTTCGGGTGCGTCTGGTACGGTTGCAGGTTCTTCTGGTAATACAATCGTTGAATATACTGGCCCTGTTCTTAACTTCAATGGAGATGAATACGTTCCAAAAGATTCTGTTCCTCAGATAATAAATGCTGCTGCAAAACAAGGTGCTACTTTAGGACAGTCACGCACATTAAATACTCTTAAAAACTCAAGAAGTTCCAGAGCTAAGATAGGTATATGAGTCTCACTGCTATCACTACGTTTATCAAGATTATTGATAAAGATGGTAACGTGCAAAGACGTTATCAGAATGGAAAACAAAACCCAGATAATCTCAACGAAAGCAAAATATCTTTTCAATTCCCTGGTGATCCTGCTATTTCTGATTACCTGTTTTTAAATTTTATATATCAAGGTGCTGCAAAAAATAACTCAGGAGATAATTTAGAGGCTGCTTTAGTTCTTGCTAACAATCAGGTATCTATGTCTCATGCACAGGAAGCTATAACAAATAAATATAGTGTTGAAATATTCGTATCAAAAGTAAATCCAGATACTATGATTCCAGAACAAATATACGGTAATAATTTTTTGACAAGAGATAACTGGTTAGCAGCTTCCCTGTCCTACGATGCAGAAACTATTGAGGTTTTGTTGAGCAGTTCTATTGATGCTGTTGGTACGACTGCACCTAACAGACGTTTAACTACAAGTATTGTTGGAGCGTTACCTGTAACTGGAGATATACAGAATAGATGAAGCCTGTACATCTTATTGGCA